GGTGATATGATTGATGCGCAGACTGGCGAAATAATTCAGTCTGCCGAAACAAAAATTGAAAATGACTACGATACAACTCGTACCAACCTTCGTGAATTACTAACAACTGGTCAGAGTGCTCTAATGCATGCTCTTGACGTAGCTAAACAATCTGAACACCCACGTGCTTTTGAAGTTGTGGGTAATCTTATGAAACAATTGGCTGATGTAAACCAACAACTCATGGACTTACATCAACAAAAAGCTAAATTGGATGCACCTAAGAATAAAGATACTAAGGTGACAAACAATGCTATCTTTGTTGGTAGCACTAGTGAGTTAGCGAAAATGATACAGAATATGAACAAGGAGAAATAAACAATGGCTTTACCATCACAAATCACGCCAGTCTATTCGTTGAAGATTCCTTCAACTGGCAAAGAAATTAAGTATCGTCCTTTTTTAGTTAAAGACGAGAAAGCACTTTTGATTGCTCAGCAGTCAGAAGATTTAGAAGTAATGATATCAACATTGAAACAAGTAATTGTTTCATGTGTTTCTGATGATATCGATGTTAATGCTTTAGCAATTTTTGATTTAGAATATATTTTCTCACAAATTAGAGCGAAATCGGTTGGTGAGTATTCTGACTTAGTGTTTACTTGTGGTCATTGTGATAATGAGAAAAACAAATATAATATTAAGTTAGATGTTTCTACTTTAGAAGTTACTAAAAACCCAGAACATACAAATAAGATTCCTTTGTTTGACAACGTGGGAGTTATGATGAAGTATCCTTCGTTGGATATTCTTAAGAAGATTGATAAAGGGTTTGATGATCCAGAAAATGTGATTGACATTATTACTGATTGTATTGATGTTATCTATACAGACACTGAATTGTTTCACTCTAAAGAACAAACAAAGAAAGAACTAAAAGAGTTTCTTGAGAATTTAACAAAAGATCAGTTTGGTAAACTGGAAACATTTTTCGCAACGATGCCAAAGTTTCAGAAGTTAATTGAGTTTGATTGTCCAGCATGTGGTGGTCATAATAGATTAATGTTGGAGGGCGTCCAAAATTTTTTCTAGTACTGCTTTGTCATGATAGCTTGGCTAACTATTATAAAACGAATTTCGCGATGATGCAGTACCACAAATACAGCCTATCAGAATTAGAAGATATGATTCCTTTTGAAAGAGAAGTTTATATCGCAATGTTAATGCAACACTTAGAGCAAGAAAAACAAAGATTAGAGAGTAAGAAGAATGCCTAACGCTAACGTAATTTCTTTTAATGACGCAGTTCTAGAACTGCAGCGTCTAAACAAGACTGCTTCAAATCAAGAGAAGTATGCCAAAGATGATTCCAAGATTCAACAGGTCATGGTTGCTCTAGATGCTAGAGGTGATCAAGAAGGTCAGCGTCAGGAAGAAATTGAAAATAAACAAGAGAAACATCAGAGTAAGATGGAAGAATCTCTTATTCAGATTCGTAATATTATGTCTGATATCTCTAAAACAATTGGTGTTGCATTATCATCAAGTATTGGTGGTGCCTCAAATGTAGGATCTGCTTTATCTAAAGGTACTGAGCTAACAGAAACTCAACAAGAAGAAGCCAAAGCCAAAGCAGACGCTGATAAAGAACAGCATGTATTACTTAATAAACTTATCGAAGGTATTTCTGGTTTAAAGAAATCTACTGATGATGGATTAAGTAAACTCGGACAAACTTTCAAAGAAGGTTCCGCTGGTGGTGGTGGAATAATGGGTGGATTATCAAGTCTACTTGGTGCTGGTAAAGATTTAGTTGGTGGTGGTATTAAAGGAATCGGTGGTAAAATAGCTGGTGCTGCACGTGGTGGTCTTGGAATGATTTCTCGTGCTGGTCCACTTGCTGGTATCGCTGGTCTTGGACTTGCAGGATTTAACGTAGTCAACGACGTGATGGGTAATATTGACCAATCAAATGCAGTTGAAGAAAATGTTAAATCTGGCGCACTAACTCGTAGTGAAGGTAATGTGCTTCAGGGAGAAGCACTTGGTTCTACTGCTGGAACTGCAGCTGGGGCAGCTATCGGTGGTATCGCTGGTTCTGCTCTTGGTCCACTTGGTACTGCAGCTGGTATGTGGTTAGGTTCAAAGGCTGGTGGTTTTGTTGGTGGAGTTGCAGGTAAGTATGGCGTAAAGGCATACCAAGGTATCAAAGGTTTATTTGGCTTTGGAGAATCCAAACAAGAAGAAGCTGCTAAGATGTCTCCAGAGCAAAAAATGATGCAACAATATGCTTCTGGTGAAATTAATGTTGATGAATATAACAAACGAATGAAGTTACAAACTGAGGGTGGTTCAGCTACTCCAGAAAAATTACCAGTATCAGCATCTGCCAAGAAAGAAGATTACTATTATGATTCTAATGGTGTAAGGTTAAAGAAACAAGCAACAGTTTCTGGTAAAGATTTAATGACTCCAGTAAACTCAGAAGTTCCTCCAGCTATTCAGGCTGCAGTTTCTGCAGATGCTTCTTTATCTCCAGGTGAACAGATTGTTGCACCTTCTAACATTGTGGCTACTCCATCTCAACAACCAAAATCTAGGGGAATGTGGGATTCAATAAAATCAATGGGTGCCACTGCTTTAGGTGGAATCAAATCTGGTGCTGAATGGGTAGGTAATAAAGCATCTGCTGTAGGTGGCACAATTGCAAACAAAGCATCTGAAATTGGTAGTGGAATTAGTAGTTGGTTTAGTGGCACACGAGTTGGTCAGGACTTAGCTAAACGTAATGTCGGAGTTGGTTATAATGGAAAAGGTGTAGCTGGTGGTGAAGAGCTAGTTGGATCCAAAACAAGTTTAGATGAAAAGAGTGATGCCAGTGGAACTAGTAGTACACTTAGCCAAGGTATTACTGTTGAGAAATCTGCTCTCGGTTCTTCATGGTTAGGTAGAATGATCGCTGGTAAAGGTACGCAAACTGAAAGTTTTGTTTCTGAATCTTCTACTAGTGGTTCAAATGCAGATGGTTCAGATAAAGAGTTTAAATCTGCACAAACTCTTGGTCAACGTAAGAGTGGTGGATGGTTTGGTAAAGATGAATATTCTTTAACAGATCCAGCGACAGGTGAACAGGTTTCTGTTGATAAATCTACTTACATGAAGGCAAAAGATATTGCATCAAAAGGTGGTGGTGATACTGCTGCAATCAGTGGATTAATTGCCAAAGACCAAGCAGCTAAAGAAGCTGCATCAATGGCACCAGCAAATACAGCAATGGGTGATCAGGTTTATGGTGCTTCTGCGGAAACAATGAATGCACGTGATGATCTGGCGAATAAGAATACTGGTGGAACTGCAGTTGTCAATGCACCAACTACTGTCAACAATACAACTCAACAGTCAAGTGTAATAAGATCTCCAATTCGAAATGAAGAGAATAGTTTGAACCGATACTATGGTTCACGAATGGGTGTTTATTAAATGACAAAAAGCCACCGCAAGGGTGGCTTTTCTTTTTACTAACTGCTCAATTATTCTTCTTGAGCAATCTTCTTAAAGTAAGACATTACATCTTCATCATCGTCAAGGGAAACTTCCTTTGACTTTGGTGCTGGCGCAGATTTAATCTGTGGGGCAGCAGCCACTGGACGATCTTCTTCTTCAGCAATCTCAGCTGCAGACTTTGAAGAGAATGCATCACCAGAAAGAACTTCTTCAAGTTTCTTCTTCAACTCATCATAAGATTTAAAGTTCTTGCGATCAGTGAATTCTGATAACTTGTGTTGAGCATTTACAACAGCCAACAACTTATCTTCATCTTCAGTTACAGGACTTGGATCCTGGAATGCAGACTCATCATAGTTAGTGTAGCCATCTTTCTTACGCATGCGCAACTTGAAGTTTGCACCTTCCCAAAGATCAAACACATTTACTGGTGTTTCATCTTCATAAGTTGGACGAGCCTTGTCCATAATCTTATCAAAGATTTTCTTACCAAACTTAAATAAGACAACCTTACCTTCATTCTCTGGATGCTTTGGATCAGATACGATCAAAACATTGGCAATGAAAGATAGGCGACGCTTCTGCTTACGAGCAATCTCTTTGTTTGCTTCAGAACCAGAGTTCCAAAGTTTAGTGTTCAACTCACCTACTGGATCGTTTTCACCAAGAGTTGTTAGGGAGTTCTCAATGTACCACTTACCAGTTGGTCCTTGGAAGCCATGAGAAAACAAACGTACCCAAGGCAACTCATCACCTTCTACACGAGGTAGGAAGCGAAGTGTGGCTGTGCCATTACCTGCTTTGTCGCCTTCAAGTTTCCAGAAGCGATCGTCAGCATATGACTTGGTTTCGGTTTGGGGATTGGCAATCTTTTCGAATTCTCCAGCGATTTTGCCGAAGTCTGAATTGCGCATTTTGCGGAGTGTTTGAATGTCCATCGTATTTCCTTTGTATTAAAAGTATTAATTAGTATCGTCTTGTTTTATATGTTGAATAAAGATTTCATCAGTTATATCATCTATCTCATCGACAAATGGATCATCATATTCTTCATCAACATAACTATTTAGCGTTTTCATACCACCACCTTTTTTACCAGTGGGTTTCCCAGAACGCTGGCTGGAAAATTCGTCATCAAATTTCTTTGAAGTTTTATGGAATGTCTTGCCCATATTATAACTCTTTAATTTCTTGCTTAAATTGATTGTATACGTTTAAAACTTTTTCTTTATCGTACTTAACAAATCCGTTAATTTTTTCAACTTTACGGATCTCATTTTCCCATAACAAAAGCATAGAACTATGTTCTTTCCACGCACCAAGTAAATTCTCGAAGTCATCTAAAATCCTAAGGGTTTCAATACCAATTTGTTTTCCAAGGTATAGGTTAAGTATACTTGGATATTGATTGCAAGTAAAGTTTAAAATTGAATCTTCTTTAAGTTTGCGTTTGTATGCATCCATTAAAATTTTATTACAATCATCTGCAAAGATTTTTGTAATAGATTGCTTACGTTTATTCCATTCTATTAAATACGTCTCAGCTTCTTCTGTTGCATAAACCATATTCTCATTACCGTATGCAAAATTTGCAACATAGTATTGTATCAATTCTTTATCAACAGGAAACTTACGAGCTAACTTCTCAAATACATATCTATCGTTGCGTGCATTAAATGCTTCACGAGTTCCCTTTACGGAACCTCTGTTTTTGAAAACATCGAAAGAATCTTTTGTGAAGTGTAACTTAATAGCAATGTAATACTTAAATGCTTTAAATCCGTCCACTGTTTTTCTTCCTACATTCATTACGAACATCTGGTGGAAAATCTGGGGAGATCTCCGCTAATCGACAATCATATACAACTGTACCATGTCTTGGCATTAAGAGAAAGAACAATCCCCAAAATACCAAAACAAATACTACTGCAAATGCAATGAAAGTATACTTAGACATCTAACTGTGCCTGTTTAGGTAAGTAGTTTAAATCGCGAAAGTTCATTTCAATCTTTTCTTTGAGAGACTTATTGATTAGAGATTTAACATCTTCTGGTTCAAGATAATTTTCTTTACAATACTCAAGTACTGCATCCATATGATTGACTCTCTTTTCTTTCACTAATTGTTCTATGTGCAAAGAAAATTCGTTTGAGTTTTTAAACATTATGCTTTCTTCATGTAATATTCTGCAGCTTTGATAACCTGTTGTAGTTCACCATATTCACGCATCTTCTTTTTATAAAGATCCCAAATTGGTGTAGAAGTCTTTTCTGGATCCATCTTACGCTCAAACTTATCTAGATACATACTGAAGAATTTATCAAGACGCATGCGTTCAACAATAAGTTGACCATAGATGTTTTTAATACCAACATAGTTACGATCAGTAGCCAGTGAAACAATTTTTGAGTAGTTCGGATTCATAATATAATTATACCTTATTTATTATTGCAAGACAAGTTTGTTAAGTTACCACCATAGAATGCAACATCCATGATGAGTGAGTCATTTTCATCACGCAGTTTTGCAATCTGTTTCTTCATACACTCTATTTCAGTGTAATACTTATTGCGCAGGATTTCCATCTCTGCTTCTTTCTCGGCACACTTAGTACAAAATTCAGACATTTTCATCTCCTCATTGTTGCAATAGCAACTGCTTCTTCATCACTAAAAATTGGAACTGCATTTGATTTATGCATCGTACCAATACCTTTGATTGCAGTACCAGTATAAACTGGATTTGGTTTTAGTGCGCATGCACCACCAGTAAAAGGAAGACTCGGAATCTTAGGTGTCTCACGACAGGCAGGTCTTCCAAGTGAGTATACATCACTGAGTGATTGCTTTGGTTTCACAATCGTCTTTGTGGCATACTTCTTAAGTAACGCTTCCCAATCTGCTCGCAACTCACGTTGTTTCGCATTCGGTTTACGTTTTTTTGATTTAGCTGGTCCAGTGTTAATCATCTGCATAATATAATTATACCTGAAAGTTGAATTAAAGGCAAGCGGAAAATTGTTTTAGATTTTTGACTTCGAATTCAGCCCATTTCTTTTCAGCAGTTGGGGTGAATTTGGAGTCATCTTTCCTAGAAAATGCAAACGTAATTCCAGCTTTGGTCATACGCTTTTGCCATGTAGGAAAGGGAATAACAAAGAACCGCATCGTGTCATTGCCATTCTTATCGATGTGAAGAATGCAAACTCTAAGAGCACCAGTTTTGTTCTTGAGTGCAGTTGGACTTAGTGTGGCTAAAATAGATTTATACATCTTACCTTTATGACTATTACCAGAACTTCGGTAACGAGCAGTCATAAATTTGATTTCAGATCCATCGGAAAGATCCATACCAACTTCAGTACTTCGCTTCAACTTCTTGTTGACGCTGGTTACTGCATTTTCAAGTGTAGTTGAAATTGACAAATAACCTTCTTCGGCTAGCATGAGTGCTTGGTCTAAAGTTACGTTGGATTTTGTTTTAACGAATGGCCAAAGATGTTTCACTGCCAGCATGTCAGACTGTGCGGCATTCTCGGTGTGATTAGTTGCCATGATTAAACCACCTTACTCAATTGGATTTCAAAAGAATGTTTTTGCATCTTGTGGTCGTAGTAACGAACCGTAGTTGCAAACCCAGCATTTTTACCCATGCATTCGAACACATAAAAAAGTGCGTCATTTTGCATTGAGAAGTCACTTGAACGTCTTTGCTTGATAGCTGTTGACGTAGTGTAGTAGGAAACACCATTCACGATAGCACGGATCTTCATAACAACTCCTTTTCAATCATCATAATAACTATTATACTACGATCTTGAATTAAAGTAAATACCCCTGCGGAGCCTGTGTCCGTCAGGGGTACCAATCCCTTACTATACTGAGGGGATTACTTTTTTGGGGTTATATCAACTTTGCCATGGCTTGCAGCATAAGCAATGCAAACGCTATCAGAAGACTCATAGGCACATCGAACCGAAACTGGGTCAATTCCCTTAACGATTGCGGATTCAATGTTAGACTTCATTGCATTAGTCTTGTGGAGATTGTAGTAAGTTGCACAACACATACCAGTGACAGAAACTAAAACAATACCAATTACAAAAGACAAAGATTCACTCATAATCAACTCCTTAATTTTTAAGATTTTACCAAGAACCATCATCGACAATTATCCTTATAGAAATTGGCAATAACGAAATAAAAACACCACGCATATTTGGATTTAATTCATCTGGATGCATGAACTCAAAACTTACTCTCCAATGACATGGGTTAAGTGCGAAACTAACCCATATCCCAGAATAACGAATGTACTTACTTAAGATCTTTAACATCGTCGCATATTCCTAACTTTTTCGCTTCGAGTGCACTCAACCAGATGTCCTGTGGCGGAAGTAGATATTCTCTAATTTGTTCTTCCTTTAATCCAGTACATTTCTTGTAGTGTGCAATCATACGCTTTGTGGTTAAATCAAACTCTTTAATTTGAGCAAACAACTCATGTTCCTTACCAAACGCACCCCATGAGTATTGATGAGAAAGAATTGACGTGTTTGGAGTAAGAATTCTTTGCCCATTTGTTCCAGCAATAAAAATCATTAATCCAGCTGAGGCAACCTGACCAAGTCCAATTGTTCTAATAGGAATTGAGGAACCACGCATGGCATCAACTAAAGCAAAGGCAGCATTAAGGTCGCCACCTGGAGAAGTGATAATCATGTTCATCATCTCTGGACGTTCTTCGGCAAAGTTCGCCTCAAATATCCACTCAACCGCATTCTTTGAAGTACTAAGAGTTACTTCTTCCATCAGAAGAAAGAACGAATGTCTTGAACTCTCTTCCTTTAGTGCTAGGTTTAGTTTTTCCATCATTATTTTTACCACCTTCTTTATAAAAAATATGTCGCCCAATTACAGTAGTTTTTTGTAACTTCCATTTCGGATTTACGTAGTCAGCATGATAATATAGAGCACCTTTAGTAATGTCCTCTAAGTTTTCATAGTTTGCATAAACGTGTAACGCCACGTCTAATGCTTTATCATATACAATACTCTTTTTGTTTGTATTAACTGGCATACAAAACCAAGAGAATTGACAAGTCCCAACAGTTCTCTGTTTTACAACTCCGCAAATGTCTTTGGGAAATCGTGGGTCTTGTGTTCTATTTAATGTTACTAGAGCAACAGCAACCTTTCCTTCTTCTGATTCATAGCCAGCCTCATGGTAAATGTTTTCTGCTAAACAATCGACCTGATGTCTAGCATCTTTTGTTAGCTCTGTATAACGAATATCAAATAGTTTAAAATTTGATGGATAAGCAGTTGCGAAAATTGTTGAAGCAACCATTATCGAAATTATTAAAAGTATTTTTGTATATACTCGCATAATTCTCCTTAATTAGTTAAGAAAGAGAGCGGATGCTCTCTTTCAATCCCGTATCAAGTGGACTTTTTGCTAGTCTTTGTAATATCTGTTGGGATGTTTGAAACGAAACCATTCAAGGCAGTTGCCTTTGCAATGATATCATTTTCGGATGGGATAGCAGGGAAACCTGGATGATCAGGGATCGTGCCTCCATTGAGTTTAGCAGATTCGACCTTCATGTGCCAGTCGTTGCTAATTTGTTCACGCTTACCGAAATACTCATCGTTAAGCATGTCTTTCGCCATTTTTAATAATTCAAGGCGAATCTCGAATGGTGTCATATTAGACATAATAATACTCCTTTGTGTTGTGTTATGTGTAATGAAGGTTTTATTGGGATCCTTCAACCCACTGTGTATATTATTTAGTAGTCTCTGCTTTTTTCTTTGGAGTTGGACGAGTCTTGTCTTTAAGATTCTTGTCACAAACTACTTCTTTACTTGGCACACATTTAGCTGGTGCTTTTTTAGTTTCAGCTGGTTTCTTTGGTGCATCTGCCGCAAATGCAGTGGAAGCAAAAGCCATGGCTAGAATTGCTAATAATTTTTTCATTTTTCTATCCTTATTGCGTTAAAAGTAACATCTGGGTAAGCATCAAAAATCTCATTCCAAATTCTACGCCAGTTTTTTAAAAATCTATCACCAGTTTTATCTTCTTTGAAAACAAAGTCATCAGTAGATGATGCAATGTGGTCTTCAAAAATAGAATCACATCCCCATATATGTATTTCATCAAATCCACCATACTCAAGAAGGTAATCAGCTGCATAGTGTGCAGTGTTATACCATTCTTTGGGTTTAAACACATGATGAATATAAAAGAGATGATCAATACGCAACTCTTTCATTTTTTCCCATGCTTTAGTGCTAATGATAACTGGACACTGAACTAATTTAGGATTTGATTTTAAAACCCAAACAATTTCTTCATCACAAATTACCGTGGCGTCAACACTAAATTCATTTCCAGGAATATTACATCCAATAACAAAATCGCCTGTCCTATCATATGCTTTCTTACTAGGACCATTCCCTATAACTACACCAATCATATACGCTTTAGGGTTACTGTTTTATTTTCTATAATTGCTTTGGATTTATATTTACCATAGACGTATACAAAAGTATAAATTTCAGCATGTGGAATAATTTGTTCAATCCACCATTCTAAATCTTTTTGAGTCACATGTGAGTTGCGTCCATCTGGTAAAAATGAATCAGCTGGAGCATTACAAATACCTAGGTAGACAAACTTAGTTGCTTTGTTATAAATCTCTTTAATAACTTTTTGTAAATCTTCTTCTTCAATGTGCTCAAGAACATCCGTACAGATTACTGCGTCAAACTTACCCCTCGGCATTTTTGAATATTCTTTAATAGCTGGATCATACAAAGAAGGCATTATTCCACCAAAGTATTCTTGATGGATGTTTTCTTGAAAATACTGAACACCTTTACCACAACCATAATCGAGAATAGTTTCACATTTCGTGTTTACTAGAAACTGCTGAATACTTTCTTTATGTATAGTTAATGCAGATCCAGAATAAAGATTTTCATCTTCATGCATTTGTTTATACTGATCAATAAGATTCATTTAATTCTCGATTATGCTCTAATTGTAAAACCGTACTCTGTGGGCAGAGTACGGCATACTTCAACTAATTACTTCTTAGCTTCTTCTTTTTTAGCAGCTGGAGCAGGTGCTGCTTTAGCATCTACTTTAGCTGGTGCAGTTGCTGCAGGTTTAGCCTCAGCTTTCTTTTCATCTTTCTTAGCTGGTTCAGCAGCAAAAGAAGTCAAAGCAAAAACAGATAATACGATTGTGAATAATGATTTCATTTTAAGTTTCCTTTAAGTAATAAAAAATAACCGCATATCAGTTTCGTCACTTTTTATTAGTACAAGAGCCATTGGGCATCGGTAGCTAATTTAGAGCAAAGACTAACTAATAGGTGATGGTTTTGAAGAGACCATCAACTCTCAAATTAGAACGAGTACTTCAAACCAGCAGATATAGTGCTTCCGTCTAAAGACTTAACACGTGATTGTCCTGCCTGATAACGATAATCAATAGTCGCTGCAATTTTGGTGGTAACTGGAATAGAAACACCAGCACCCACTAAAGCTGCATAACCATCATTTGAGTTCTTCTGATCTAAATACGCAACACCTGCTTTTGCAGAAAGAGTTGCAGAACCAATTTTAGTGACGTCATAAGAACCCATTACTGTATACTTATCAAGGTCAATACCTTTGCTATAACGATCAAAGCCAGCAGTTACACCAACTTTATCAAATTTCTGACCGAGTGATACACCATAACCAGTGCGATCTGTGTTAGCAGAATCAGTGCTGGCATTGACACCTACTTCAACTGCATGAGCCGAGAATGCTGCCAATAGTGCTGTTACTAAGATTACCTTTTTCATACTGTTTCCTTTTTAAAAATAATATGGTAGGTTATTCTGTTACGAGGAAACCCACCGAAACCCTAAGCAGTGTTTAGGCTGCTAATGCGAACTGTGCGTCGTTTGCGTTTACGTTGTTTTACTTTTAACGAGTATCTGTCTCGTGCTGTCCACGCATTTACTTATTGCCCTGTCGAAACCTAGTCACCCCCATCAGAAGTATATTGCCACAACACCGCAGTTTCTACTTTGTTGTGTTTGCTACCAAACTGGTTCGTCAATATACTTTTGGTGGAGGTGGGGAGAATCGAACTCCCGTCCAGAACACCTTTCTCTTTGCTTCATACAGCAATACTGTTTAGTCAGCTACTCTTAATAAAGTAACACGACCATTCGCTCCAGTGACAAGCCTAAACATATCACCCTCTTTCCAACTCTCTGGTAAATTACCCCATCCTTTATCATTCTCATGACCAGAAAGTTTTAATTCACTATCAAACAAAATAACATTGTCATTCAAATCAAAATTGTAGTCAACGTATAACATAAGTATACTCTTTCATTTATTGCAAGTCAAATGTTTTTCATATTGCGATAATCCATTCGCAACTTCTTAAAACCACCTATCCAATTATCACGCTTCTCAATAAACCACCTCGGATCATCATTATCAACTGCCATAATAATAACTAATCTTCCAATGGGAATACCAGTTCGTTCTTCAAACGCCACTGCATATGCTGCAGTCTGCATAAAGTAATTATGAATATCATCTCTATCTTTTGGTTTACTGGAAGTCTTAAAATCTATGACAGACAGTTTACCTTGGAATTCTGCAATACAGTCAACTGTTCCAGCAACTTGTAAGTGGTCTGAATAGAGTGGGTCTTCCAAAGCGTGGATGTTGTCGATTTGGTCGAGTAGGGGTTTGATTGAGTTAAACATCTCTGCATCAAACATATCTGGCTCAGTAGACTCTCCAAGTAAATAAGATTCGCAATAGTTGTGGATTCTTGTTCCACGTGCACTTGCTCTTCCGCTAATTCTATTGGCTTCTGCTTCTCCGACTCTTTTTCGCCACTCCATGATTCCCTTTGCTGAGTGCAATCCAGTAACAGTGGTAACGCTGGGATAGGCTCGACCCGAAGGTGTTTCGTATACCCTTGTACCGTCTGAACTTGTCGTGCGTAATAGTTTAGGGAAATCATGATCAATAAATGTTTTCATTATGTAAGTAAGTGTATTGCCTCATTGTAGTGTTTGATACGATCTTCAAGACCAATATAACCACCATTAATTTTGCGTGTCATTGTTTTGATATCCCCAGCATCTGCTTCTTTATTTAAACCATTTTTATTCCAGAACCAAATAGCTGACATCAATGCGAAGTCTTTATCTTCAGTAACCCAATCTGGATTATCGAAAAGGTTTTGCCAGTCGTCAAACATATCTTTGGAAAACTGCATATAGTTGTTTTTACCAGTCAATTGGATTGGACCACGTCCACGATATTTCCATCCATCACCAGATTCTTCTGGTCCATTGCCCATACGATTTGAATAAACCTTATTGGCAATCTTTTCTGGTTGACGTGCGTAAGGTGTTGCGGATTCAATTGTTGGGAAATACTTTTTAAATGTACCACACAAACCCTGTGCAGAGTAATTTAAGTTTTCTTGGAAAGTTGTCCAACCACCAGACTCATGGCCACATTGAGCCAAGAATGCTGCAACACGCTGAGGTGTATTGATTTCATATGTTGGGAATACCTGTGCCATAGAATCAGCCCATAACTGTGGGTCTGGATTTCTTGGGAATAACTCATGGAACTGTTCAGCTGTTATCATTTTTTATCCTCGTAATCTTCGTACTTTAATTTAGCCAAGATATAATCTTTAACTAATGATGAACGAACAATATCATCTACAGTAAATTCAATACGAGTAAATGCCTTCATGTGTTGGGCAATATCGAAGAATTTAAGAATACCAGTGACATCATTCTTTCGTTTATTTAGATCAGTCTGACGATAGTCTCCGCACCAGATAATCTTTGACATGTGACCAACACGAGTCATAACTGTGTCAATCTCTTCATAAGTCAAGTTCTGCATTTCATCTACAATAATGATTGCATTATCAAAAGACATACCACGAATAAAAGATGTAGAGATAAACTGAATATGACCCTGTTCTTCTAAACGATCCCATGCATCTTTACGTTCAAATAATTGATGACAAATTTGACGATATGGTTGTCCATAAATTTCCATCTTCTCACCAGCATCACCTGGAAGATGACCCATCTCACGAGATTGAACTGCAGAGCGAACTACAATAATCTTGTTGAAGGGATTTGATTTATCTAATACTTCTTCAATTGCCTTGTATAAAGCAATAAAGGTTTTTCCTGTTCCTGCCACGCCATGTAGTGCAACAAAATAGTCACCACGTTTATACGCTTCATAAAATAGTTTTTGATTTTCTGTTAATGGTTGGAAAGTTTTTAAATTGTCTAATCGTAATCTTAATTGATTGCTAGCAACTGGCTTTGACTCACGTTCTTCATTATGAATTTCTATTACTTTTTTTGCTGCGGAAGTACGAGCCATTAATGTTTCCTTAAATTTGTGATGATAGTTGGTTTAATTCGCTCCCTGGTGTTTTCTCGTGTACTCTTTGTAGAACCTCCTTAAAACCTGTATCCATTTTGCGTGCACCTACTCGCACTGGATCGCAAATCATTGGTGCAGTGATAATGGTTTGTAAATGGGGATTTTCGGCACGATATGTGTCGAGTTCGGCGATCTTCATCATCTTCTCAGTTTCTTCACCTGTTTCAGTATTTCTGAATCGATATATTGGCATAATAACTCCTTGTTCTATTTAGCAAGATGATTATGCTGGAATCATTTTGAACTTGACTTTATTGTTGGCTATCAAAGAAACAGCTTTATGGTTTTTGTTGCGCCATGCTTCTACGAACCAGTTTGGAATTGGTCTATTCGTCCAAACAGCAAATGGTTGTTTGTCATTAATGTAATAATTATGATATGCTTGAATAGAGTCAGTTGGTACTTTATATTGTTCTGGCATACACTGTGGCATTGGAGTTGCAATACCTACTGGAATATTAGTTGGTGGGAAAGACAAAAACGGAATCAATCTTTCTGCAACATGGTTCTTTCCATAGCGAAATGTATATTCTTTCATGAGATCACGCCATAGATTGTATAACCACCAGTAATTATCTAGTGACTGACGGCACCAGATACCAGATGGATGTTTCATGTGTGATGCCATGTATAAATTATCTTCACGTACGTCATCTAACTTCCAGCGCATTGCTTTACGACCAGAAATAGACTTACCTTCATACTCATACCCATCGAGTAAACGATGTGCAGTAGAAAGAAGTTGTGCGTATTCCAAAATCATCTTAACAACATGTTTGTCAAGATGTTGTTTAGCACATTCTTGTGTATCTTCATGAAGATAAAATATATTCATAGTACAAGCATTCGAATTAAACCTACCATATCAATTGTAGTTAGCAAGAGATAGTTAGCCAACATCCCAAAAGATTTCCGAGTATAAGCGCACCAAGCATAAATTGCGCAACCAGCAATCCAGACAGGATAAAGAGCAAGCAATGGAGGATTGGGTACTGTGATCGCCATTGTAAGAGAGCAAAAAATGCTGATAGCCCAAGCAAGCAACTCGAGAACGAAACGAGAACGATTTGAATTCCAGTCATCTTTAATCCATTGTAAAGTTGGTTGAAAAATATCATGCATAATTTATTCTCAATGCGTCTAATCCACGAACACCACGAATGGTGTCATGGATTTGCTGAATTGTATCAGAGGATTTAGTATGTAAAATACCATGACCACCTTTAACAACAAAAGGATTAATACATCCTGGAGAATCGTCAACTAGTATTGCTCGATCATGAGCATACTTCGCTTTCTCTTCTTTGGATCTTACAAAGTTTGCTTTGTAAGGAATGTTCCATTTATCTAACCACTTTTGTTTTTGTCTTTTTGCTTCGTTACCCTGATCAGCTTCGAATGTACCCATTGAAGTAAGAATCTCAATGTTGATACCTTCAAGTTTAGTCACGTAGTTTAGTAACTCTTGAGTGTCTGGCATAAATTCCAGATCTTCAAAAATTTGATAATCCATGACTGCTGATCGGAATCGCTTCCCATCAGTTGCATGTGTGCGTAAAGAACGATATGCTTTGTCAAAGTTGCAAAGCACTCCGTCCATGTCTAAGTATAGTGTAATCATAATATAATTATACCTGAAAACTGAATTAAAGTCAAGCGACAAATTTCGCAAAATTCGGTGGCTTCCAACCCTCTGGTTTAAGGATCTTGCCATCTTCACGACGAATAACCTTACCAGTGATAGGGTCAATTTTGGATAAGTTACTTTTTGCACCTTCATCCCATGCAGATTCGCAATCCCATCCACGTGCCTTCATGTAACCGATAATGACCCACATTATATCAAAGCAAGCATCGAGTTGTTCTGCATCATCAGATGCAGCTTCTGCTTCCCAAAACTCTTCAACCTCTTCTTTAATAAGTTTCTTATAGAGTTCTGCCAAATCAGAAACCTGTGGATCAGGAACATTCGGTGTTCTTTGACCACAGGCGGACAAAAATACTGCTACATCTGTAAATGTTTTACTCATTTGTTTCGCTCCGTATCAAAATAGTGTTTGCTATGAAATTCAGAACCCTCTGCCATTGCATCTTCACGACGCACACGAGTCCATTCGTCTTCAGGAACATCATCTTGTGGTGTATCCCATTCTGGTGTGCTCCACTCATGTGGTTCGCCATAATAATCTTCATCAGGAACATAATCCAATGTTCCTTCTGGATGGTAACCTACACCACGAAGAAACAAATCTGTATTCTGCAGGACTTCTGATATACCATCAGCATCAAACTCATAAGTCACTTTAGATTCAACCTTACCAGTATACCAATTTGTATGTTCAGCGATTAATGTAAATTTTGGCATTTTATGTTCCTTCCATTATCTTTAAAAGTTTTTCAAGTTGTTGCTTCAGTTGTTTGTTTTCTTCTTCAAGAGAATAACATTTCTTCATGTAATGTTCAAGTGCCGTCTCGGCATACTCACACTGGTTCGTTTCCATCTTTTTTCCTCATGGTCCATGAACCATCTTTATTATCGATCCATTCAATAGTATCTCCAGTCTTCCAACCAACCTCTGATAAAATTTCATCAGTGAACGGAAGAATGAGATCGCCATTTTCTGGATCTTCTTCAACAGTAATTGTCCACTTACTCATAGTTAATCTCCAACCAGTTAGTTTCTTCAGGCAGTACTTCGATTCGAACACCATGTTCAAGTGCTTTGTTTACCATGTTCTCAAGAACACCAAAACCATAACTGCTAGCACCATAATGTGCCTTATGACAAACATAGGTAGAACCACTGCTTCCGTCAAACATGAAGCAATGACCATCTTCATATGCTCTTGTGATACCACTGTTTAGTTTCCAAGAATCTGAACCAAGATAACCACCATACCAACAAGCAAAAACTTTATGGACTGGATATGCAACTGGTCCAGTAATTTTAACAATCATCCATCTGTCTGGAGTGTAATCACTCATATTAAACCTCTACGAATTTCAATTCAAAACGATCTGCACGATCTTCGTAGTTGATGTAACCACGAGGATTACAAACAACACGACAACCTTTAATCATGTAGTCAAAGTCTTCATGAGTATGACC